TGCCTTCCTCCTAATGTATTGAGTATTCCGTTCCCATCGCAGCTTCTACCAGCTTGGTCAGGCGGGTGTTTTGTGCACCCCATGCCGCATCCGATGCCGCAGTCCATGCCGCAGTCCATGCCGCAGACCATGCCGCATCCCGTGCCGGATCCCGTGCCGGATCCCGTGCCGCATCCCATGCCTCAGCCCGTGCCGCATCCCGTGCCGCAGCCCGTGCCGCAGTCCATGCCGCAGCCCGTGCCGCAGCCCATGCCGCACCCCATGCCGCATCCGATGCCGCAGCCGATGCCGCAGTCCATGCCGCATCCCGTGCCGCAGCCCGTGCCGCAGCCCGCAGCGACTCATCGCCTGTCTCCAAATACTGCCTCACAATATCCGGCGCATCCCATAGGTGGATTACATCGAGGGCGCATTTGCGGGCGAAATCTCGCAGTATGCCGGTAGCGTCTATCCCGGCAATATAGGTGCGGTGAGTGGCACAAGCTTTATCGTCACCACGGAGTATTTCACCGTGGAGCCGGACGCGGTACACCATCGGACCAGGAGCGTATTTCAGGGCATCTATAATCCATTCCGAGGCATGCAGCCCCCATTTACATAGTGTAAGGGGATGGGTTGTTGTATCGACTGTGTGGGTTTCTCCGATAACGATCTTCCGCCCATCGCCATAGCCAAGTGTTCCCGTCGAAAAGTGCCAACCAATTAACTCGTCCATTTCACACCCCCCTGATTATCAGCCAGATGCCGGGTATAATGATCCACCCTATGGCGCCAGCGGCGGCGACTATGAATAGAAACTCACTAATGCGATCCGCCATGTTCTCGAACTCTTCCTGTCTCACTTTTTCCCCTCCTTCCGTGCTTTGTCCCGCTCCCGTGCCAACTGTGCTACGTGTCGCTGTCGGCAGAGGCCGATTTTTCGTAGATGCTTCAGCTCACGATGTTGGACCGTTGCCTGTACGTAGGTCATGGTTGCCTCCCTTCATGGTTATGTTGTGCGATGATAAAGTCGGGGATGGTGTCGCGCTCAAAGGCCATAAACTCAGACGATCCATCACCATTCGCCCTGCCCATCCACGGGGTCTTTTTTAGGTACAGTTGTTGGTTGAAGTAGAGGCGAAACGCCTTCAGGTCGCCCAGAAACCAACAACACAGAGATTCTTCATCGGGGTCCGCGAACCCGTAAAACATATAGTCGCCCCACCCCTCTATGATTTTGGTCAACTCAGTCTTGTTGCCTTGTGGCCTTGCAGACCTGATGGTGAACTGATGTCCGTAATGCTGAAGATAGTTGTGACGGCGAACCCTACAGGCAACCCGCACCGCATCAAGCCTAAGCACAATCAGGTCGGTGTTGCGTTCCGCGTCCTCTTCGATTGGCGGTTCTGCGATCAGGTGTTCCCCCAATATCCGCTTGATTTCGGGCAGGAACCTATCGGACCACCGCTTGTCGTCTTTCCAACTACTCACGATGCAGCCTCCTGCCCCCACACATCAAACCCATCGACGTTTCTTCTGTTGAACATATCGAGCCTTCGCCCCGCGGTGACGCGCCGCACTACTGAATAAAACTCTTCCGGCTTTTCGCTATGGTTTCCGCGAGGTGCTTCGAAGCATACAGGCAACGCCTTAGTGTCGATAAACTGTGGCGAACCCCTGCGGGCGTACAGAGCAAACTCGCAGTTGTATTGTGGCAACCCGATCGGCTGGAACCCCCCAGGCTTGTGCCAGACAAAAGCGCAAACGTATTTGAATGACCAAGCATCCAAGAGCCGGAAAGCCATTGGCAAGAACTTGTGAGTTGTCCAAAGCCACATATGGCAGTCATCAGCGGCTGGAATTTTCATTTCTGCAAGCTCAGATTCTTGCATGGTGGGGTAGTCAAATTCTGATTGGTTTGGCCGAACATCTCTTTCGATCTTCTGCATGGGCCACGGCGGGTCAATTACGATGACATCATAGACACCCTCTATTGCCTTAGCTTGTTTGGTCTGGATGTCCTCTAGCTTACTGATGATTTCTTGACGCTTCGCCTCGCGTTTCTCGCCCTGTATCTCACGCGCCCTTTTTAGGATTTCGGCCTCACCCCTTGCGACAACCTCTGGTTCTGTTTCCTTTACCGTGTCAACCGCTTCCGCAAACTTCCCGGCACGTTTGACTGTGGCCGGTGAAATGCCGTGTTCAGCGGCGATGATTTCGGCGGTGGAAGCTGGTTCATTTTGATCCAGCTTTTTAGGCCCTCTTTCACCGTCGCCCTTCTTTCGCCGGTTGTACCGTCGCCCCACAATCAGCGTAAACTCTTCCCGCGTCAGGTTCCGGCGGCCTAACTGGTTCTTGTCAATCCAATCTTCTGCATCTTCATCAGTGCGGATATAGACAGGTGCTTGAACCGTCCGGTAGTCGATGCCGTGTTTTGTACAGATTTCATAACGATTGTGGCCATCAAGAAGTGTGTCGCCCCATACCACCAGGGGATCACGGCAACCTTCATCGAGTAGGTTCTGTTCAAGCTGTTCGTATTCGTCAGACGAAAGCGGCCTGATTAGTGCTTTAAATTGACGATTGATGTTCATTCACCCTCCTTTTGACCCCTTCGCAGAGAATCTCCAACCGCTCCCGATCCGTTGCGGCTCTCTATTAAGCGATCTCGGGGAAAAACTCTCTTTCTGTGGTACCGGTCACTTCACACAGGGCTTGCCGTATTCGGCGGCTCTTCTTCCGACCGGCCATTTCCATGGAAATAGCCTGTGGGGTTACACCGAGAGAAAGGGCAATGTCTTTTTGCGTTGTTCCGGCACGCAAGAGGAGAATTTTCCGGTTGGTACGGGGGTTTTTCATTGATTGCCAAACTCCAATGGTTTAGTTTATTTTGTAGCTAAGTTGCAGACTAAACCTTTATAAACTTATTGTCAAGCGAAAAAATGCAATTATTTTTAATTTTTTTTCGCAGGTGATTACATGGGGTTAGGTAAAATAAAACCCCGGCATAGGGATTATACCGGGGTCGGGTGACGTTCCTTAACAAAATTGTATTATATCTGTCTTTATTGTTTCTTTTTGTCCCATGCCGACCGAGCAACCGTGTACCCCGTATAACCCATGCCGAACACGGCGTAGAGTTCGTTCGGAATTGCCGCTAACCATGCTTTCATGCCATTAGCTACCTGCACTGCTGCCTCTGGATTGAACACACTAAGAATCCCCATCGGGATTGCAGCCAGGATCATAATATACATGACATACAAGAATGACGGCCTTGCCCGGCTAGTCCATGGATCGGCACTCTTAGCCTCTGCGAGAATGGCCGACATCTGCGTTTCTATCTCTTTAAATTTTCCTTCCTGCTGTGCCTTTATCAGTTCGAGCTTTGCCTTCTCTCGTTCGACGGGATCAGGGAAGATTTTATCAAGCACTTTCCCGCCAAGGTCTAAAGCTGCTGTCATTGGATCAAAAGCCATATCATCACCATCCTTCCTTGAGCTGCCGGATGATTGTTTCCACCCGTTCAGCTTGTACCTGTTTTGCCCATCGGCTGTCGAGGGCTTCATTGCCGGCGGCCACCCAGTCGCCCCGGTTAACAGCGGCGATCATATTTTTGAACATCCTGAACCGTGACGGACCGAGATTGAAGCGCATATCCGTTAATGCCCACTGCCGACCCTGCGTGAATCCGAGATAGCCCGGGAATATCCGTTGCAGATCGGCATCGCATTCACGAATGTCGTTTGCCAGCAGGTATCGTGACTCATCTCTGGTAATCCCCTTGCCTTCGAGATTTCTTCCCACGCCGATTGTCAGCTTGTCGGCTGTGCATCGGTACGGTCTAAGGCGTTCCCCTTCGTGATGTACCAATTGATCTATGAGAGTGTCGTGTGTCACTTCACCGCCCCTTCCTCCATCAGCTTCCCGTCCGCAGTCAACGTGCCTTCCGCTATCAGTTCCGCTTCGGCCATTGCTCGCATCTTCGCACGAATGAGAGCTTCCTTGTCCTGTGCCGCTTTTTCTGCAGCGGTAACGGGTGCCAACGCTTCATCCATGACAGCTTGATACGCCGCTATATTTTCAGGCGTCCACGCTTTCTCTGCGGCCTCGATTATCTCGTCTGGTTGGCCTGTCAGATCATCGCCGGGTGCAAGGCAATAACGGTGATACACGCCGTCACGTATTTCCCGTACCTGAATATGTCCTGCTGGATTTATGGTTATTGTGTCAATCATGATTCCTCCTATGCCGACCGGTACACGGCGACAAGCCGCAATGTAGTATTGTTCGCGAAATCAGCATTGGTTAATTGTGTTGGTGCGCCGCCGCTACTGCCCTTATAGATATTTATAGTCGTAGAATTTTTCACTGTCATAGCAAAGGGTGCGTCCACAAATGTTAAGTGCTGGGAATACCCAATTGACACACCGACATTTCCATATATATCACTGTCCATCGTGGACACCGGAAGGCCGGTAATAAGGGCGTTGCCGGTGTCGGTGCCTACATCGGAAAGCGATAGCGTTCCAATCGCAATGACAAGATTGCCGATGACGACATAATGGCCGCCGTTATACGTAGCATTATAGGCAATCCCCGTCGTCCCGCCGCCGAAGGAAACACCGGGTGTCCATGTGCCGTACTCACACACATTCGTACTCATCTGCAATATCCACCGCTTGTCACCGGCATTCAGATCAGGCGCAATAACATCCGGCGATGATTCGGTCGCCCCGCTGTCGTCATCTAATACGTACTGATATGCCACACCAGACACATACGCATGACAGACATCGCCGTCCAGCAGATCATCGCCGTCAATGCCATCAACGGCAGCAGTCGTTCCGCCTGTTAGTGCCGTCTTAATATAAACTGTTCGTGTACTCATTCTTCCACCTCCTTCATTGGCGGCGCAATAACTCCACTATCAACGCTTTTTTGGATAGTCTCATATATCCGCCGTCCCATTCCGCTTGAGTCATTCGGGTCTGCACAATATGTTGACCACTCCTTGAAGCCATCGAAGCCGTTCCAGTCCGACATTTTTCGGAGGCTTCCCCACTTCCACGCCCTCGTTGATTGAGAACCGTACCACTCTATCGTCATCAAGAATTGCTTTCATCCTGCTATCCTAATACGTGTCATAGGGATATATGCACACCGCCGACGCCGGAGCGGAGGTGCCTGAATAAAGTCTCACATACCTGCAATACCCCGTACCACTACTTGTTTGATCCAGCGTGCAATATATTTTATCACCCGCTGACATCCCTGTGAGATTGTATGTTTTGGCGGTATAGCTCGTAGTGTTGGTCGTTAGTTCGATGAGAAGCGCCCCGTTGACATAAATGCGAAAAGTGGTGCCCCCTCCAATAGAGGAGGATTTCAGTTGCGTGTAAAGACAGAAAGCACCGTCATTTAGTACCACCGCCGCACCAACCACCGCCGCACCGCCACCTGAGGCGGCGGGGAGTTCCGTTTCCCGGATGCGGGTGATGAGAGTAGTGAGTGCTGCCGTCGGAGCCTTCAGCTTTGCCGTAGTTACTGAGTCGTCATCAGGAGTACCAAACCGTGAATCATTCCCGGCAGCCGCATCCGTTGCACCCGTTCCGAGTTTTCGCAGGGATGGCGTACCAGCTGCCGCATTAGCAGGAATAGCCGACCATATGGGGGCAGTCGCCTCGGCATTCATCGTCCATACCTGTCCCGCTGTACCTTTTGCCCGTCGTGCCAGCTTACCGGATGCGCGATAATATGTATCACCATCCGCATCGGAGCCAATGGCAAGGTTCGAACCATCCGCCAGAAGTAGGTCGGATATAGCGCGCGATATATCCACCGTCAGCGTCCGGCTGGTTGTGCCGCCCGCGACGGTAAAGCCGGTTGCAAGGGCATTCAGCGTCACGTCTGATACCGTTACTGCCCCCGTGCTGACATTCACTGTCAGCAGTGATACCCAGCCAGCCTCGGCAGTATAACGTTTCAAAACATCCGGCACGCCGGTATTGTCCCAGCACAACATTCCCTCAGTAGGGCTCGTTATACCTGCCGGATTGCCCCGTTGAATCGATGCCAGAGCCGCCAGCGCGTTGTCCAGGAATGTCTTTAATGCGGTCATCGTCAATGGCGACGATGGCGTTGTGTATGATGCCTGACTCATTATGCTACCTCCTGTTCCCCATAGGCTTTTGCGATGCCTGATATAGTCCGCTCGACGTTACCGCCGCCGTTTGTAAATGCAATTGTGAATCCAGTCTCGTCAAGCCCCGTAATGGTGTACTTGTCCCCCTCTTGCCCATCTGATACCGATATGCCAATTTCAGGCGTGGCATAGAAGGCGGGATCAAATGATATTGCTGTGCCACCCGCCGCTATCGTCCCACTGAATCCGATGACGCGATCCGGCATGTCCACACTGACATACACCGCCGTCACGACCGGCGTAATATTCGGCGGCGTGCCTGATAACGCAACTCGGAATTGATACGCGCGAGCAGAATAATCACCGACGAGGAATGGGCGCCACGATGTCCATGTCGGTGTACTGCTGGGATCGTCGGACGTGTACCTCATTTCCAACTGAACAAAATAGAGATTGCCGTCGATGACTGAGTACAGGTCGGCCATGTCGTAGAGATCATCAATGTCGTAGAGATCATCTTGTATATCCACCGCCGTCGCAGTAATAGAAGCAGTTACCCGTGATTGGAATACCGCCGACAAGTCAATGGTGTCATTATCAAATGTGAAATACCCCTCGTCCATGATTTGTCCGGCGGCATCATCAGACG